CTCCAAGCAGAAGCGCCGGGAGTCCAAAGAGGCACGCCAGGAACGTCAGGCCACCGAACGAGCCGAGGCCAGGGACAAGGAAGCCTGGGACGCCCGCCCTTGGCCCAAGCACTTCAAGAAGAACGGGCGCGACATCGAACTGGAGATGTTCCCCATCGGCTCCCTGGCGAAGGCCCTGCACCGCGACTCGGTCACCGTGCGCGCCTGGATCCGCAAGGGCTGGTTGCCCAAGGCGCAGTTTCAGACCAAGGCGGTCATCGGGAGCCGAGGCAACGCGGGACGACGTCTGTGGACCCGCGCCCAGATCGAAGGAATCGTCACCATTGCCACAGAGGAGGGACTGCTGAACGACAACCCACCACGCATCCAACGAACGAGGTTCACCGAGAGGGTCATGGCTGCCTGGAAGGGATGGCTGTGAAGCTCTCCAAGAACGTCCGGTACCTGATACGCATCCGTGACTACGAGACGGCCCACATCGAGGTGGGCGCAGAGATCAGCCACCATGACCTCGGCTTCACTGACGAAGAATGGGCACATCTCCGGGATCCGACGAGGACAACGGTACGAGATCCCAACAAAGTCCGCGACCGCTACGTCGAGAGCATGCACGCCTTGCTCAACGAGGAAGTGGACCGCATCGCCCGAGAGGAAATGACGGTCATCTCCGGTTGGTCCGAGATCAGCCCGAACCTCGCTGAGGACTACCTATCTGTAGAACCACCACCTGCAACCATGCAAAGGAAACCCCATGCCACGAAGACTGGTCCGAAGCCCGCGTCAGGCCGAGGAGTACGAAGAGGAGCAACCGCGCCGACTGCAGCGTCAGGGTAGTGACCGCAAGAAGAGCGCCGACGACGACAGCGACTTGGCCGTAGCCAAGGGCTGGTCGGGCTGGCAGCGCACCAAGGCCAACGCACCGTCGAAGTTCTCCAAGCTCTTCAAGGTGCCCGACGAGGAACAGATCATCATGTTCTTGGAGGACGATCCCTATGCGTCCTTCCTCCAGCACTGGTGTGACTGGGTACCTCGGGGCCAGAAGATGAGCTACATCTGCTCCCAAGACAACTGCCCCCTGGACGATGTCGACACTGCCACAGCACGAGTCCGCTTCAACATCCTTGCCTTCAGCGACGTGCCCGTTCACTGGACCTACGAGTGCGGAGCCATCATCACCAACACCCTGGACGAGTACGCCAAGAAGGAATCGCTGTCCGGTCGTTACTTCGCCATCTCCATGGTGGGCGACAAGACGAGGCGCACCCAGATCCGCCCGGTGAAGACCAGGGACCTGGAGGAGGACTGGGAGATCACGCCGTTGACCGAAGAAGAGATCCGCCGGTACGACTCCAAGCTGTGGGATGCCTCGTCCCTGGAGACCTCCACCCGAGAGGAACTCCAGGAGATCGCGGACATGGCAACCGGCGACTGATCGAGTGGCGATGCGCTTGTCCGACACTGGCGCTCGTCCCTCCTGGGGGGAGCTGGGACTGAGTGTGGCCTGGCTCCCCCCTCCCCATTGTCATGAACCTCACCACTAAAACCGTCAGCAACGTCGAGGACCTCAAACATCTCGTCGCGGACTATGAGCGATTCGATGCCTTCGCCTTCGACATCGAAACACACGCCAACCGCAAGGTGAGGTCCATGGATGCTCTAGTCACCTTGCCGAAGGGAACGTCGCGTACAGCGTCGGCAAGGTGCCCGTCATGTCTGCGAGAGCTACCGGCACGACGCCGTGTGTGGTGTTCCGATGAGTGTCGAGATGCAGCTAAGAAGGACAAGCCTGCGCTCGACATCATGACCAACCGGGTGTGGTCCATCTCTCTGGCGGGGCCGGGACGCTGCGATGTCATCCCCTGCGGACATCCCGACCCTCGGTTCCAGTTACATCGTGCTGATGTCTTCGCCGCCCTGGAGCCACTGTTCTTCTCCGACCGGCGCAAGATCAACCAGAACGTCGGCTTCGATCTGCTCTCCATCGCCCAGCACTACGACGGGACGATCCCGCCCCCGCCCTACGCCGACACCATGATGCTGGTGTTCCTACTGAACGAGAACCTGTGGGAGTACAACCTGGGGAAGCTCTCAGCGCGGTATCTGGGCTACGTCTACTCCGAGAAGCTGGGCCAGGAGGCGTACAACGCCGACTTTGAGAAGGCGATCCGGTACTCGATCATCGACGCCAAGATGGCCTGGATGCTCTGGTGGAAGCTCAGCCCGAGGATCAAGCGCCTAGGCGGTCTCTTCGACCTAGAGATGGACGTGCTGGGCGTACTCATGCAGATGCGCCGCACCGGGGCCTACGTCGACATCGAGGAGTTCCGTCGCCTATGGCCCGAGCTAAAGCGCCAGCGCGACAAAGCGGAAGCGACTGCCAAGGCCCTCATTGGAGACGACTGGCCCGACGACTACGAGATCAACCTGCGCTCGACACAGAAGCTCGCCCGGTACTTCTACGACGTCAAGGGTCTGCGCTGTCCCCGGCTGACCGACAAGGGGAGCCGGTCAGTCGACGCCGCCAGCCTGGCCGTGCTCGCCAAGAGGAGTCCGGTGGCCCAGGCGATCTTGGAGTACCGCGAGATCCTGAAGCTGCTGTCCACCTACATCGCCGGGTATATCCCCCACGTCGATTCCGACTCGCGCATCCGGGCGAGCTTCAACCAGGCGCGTGCCAAGACGGGACGGCTGTCATGTTCGGACCCGAACCTGCAGAACATCCCGGCCCGCCACAAGGAGACCTTTGAGGCCACCATGGTGCGCCGCCTGTTCGTGGCCCCGCCGGGCATGGTGCTCATTGTCGCTGATTACAGCCAGATCGAGCTGCGGATCCTGGCCCACCAAACGAGGGACCCCAAGCTCCTCAGTGCGTATCGGACGGGCCTCGACCTGCACACCCAGACAGCGTCACTGATCTGGCGCACCGCTCTCGACAAGGTCACCTCCGAACAGCGCTCCATCGCCAAGAACTGCAACTTCAACTTCGCCTTTGAGGGCGGGCCGCAGCGGGTGATGGAGATGTCGGGGATCCCCAAGGGCGAGGCTCAAGCCGTCTACGACGCCTGGCATCGGGCCTACCCCGGCGTGAAGAAGTGGGCCAAGAGGGTCAAACGGTTCTGCTGGGACAACGGCTACGTCGAGACGCTGTACGGGCGCAAGCGTCGGTTGCCCGAGATCAAGTCAGCGGACTGGGCCGAGCGTGGCTACGCCGAGCGCCAGGCCGTGAACCATCCGATCCAGGGCACCGCCGCCGACATCGCCAAGATCGCAATCGTCCAAGTCCACACGGCTCTCTGTGACTTCACAGCGCATCTCACGCTTCAAGTGCATGACGAGTTCGTGATCGAGGTGGCCGAGGACGAAGTGGGCGAAGTCTTACCGTTGGTCCAGAGGGCGATGGAGGACATCAAACTGGGTTCCCGCCCAGTACTCGACGTCCCTCTGGAGGTCAACATCAACGTGGGTACTGACTGGGCGGCGTGCAAATGAGCGACGTGAGCTGGTGGGAGCGACATCTCGGTGGCGGGAACCGACAGCCACCCCCACCAACCCCTTCCCAGGGTTACGGACCAGCGGTGCGGTGGCAACCCCAATATCCACCGACCGCACCTCCGTCACAACAACCAGTCGAAACACCGGCAGAAGACACCGCCTACAACCGTGTCCGAGCACAGGGTTACAACTCCAAGAAGCCCGCCAATGTCGGCAGGGTGGGGGAGTGTCCCCAGTGTGGTGGGTCCAACTTCTTCCGGCGGCGCTGGGCGCACATGGAAGCCGCCCCGCTCTGCACCGACTGTGGCTACAACGGTGAGCTGTTTGAGCAGTCGGGCACCATGCTCAACGCGGTAGGGATGTCCAGCTCCGGGCCGGTGGCATTCGCACGCACCGACAACCCAGATGCCGCACCTCACTTCGGTGTCGACCCATCGGTGCCCCAGGACTTCAGCTGGTCAGCTGTCAGATAGGAGAAGCCGTGTCGTACGAAATCGAAATCATAGAAGATTTGGAACTCTTTCCTGGAGAGCGAGATCTGCTCTGCCCCGCATGTGGTTTTGAGTACACCCACATTGATCAGGTCGAGGTGTCTACGGCGAGCGGTCAGATAATGACGATCCTCTGTACTGGGGAGGACGAGAACAGTCGTATGACGACAAAGCTAGAACCCACTGAAGCCCCGGTTAATCGAAGCAGCAGACGACATTCATTTGCCTTGGTAGGGACATGCGAGGGATGTACTCGCACGTTCACCTTGTCATTCACACAACACAAAGGTGTGACTGAGGTTCATGTTGCTACGACAAAGGAGTGAACCATGCCAGGAGGTAAGGACCCCGGTCCATCCATCAAGAAGCCCGACAGCTACGAGAGCCTGAAGGAGAAGGGGTTCTCCAAGAGCAAGGCTGCCGCCATCTCCAACGCCCAGGCCCAGGGCAAGGGTCGGCGGCACGCCATGGGTGTCGAGGGCGCGAAGACCCGTGAGGGCAAGGGCAAGGCCATGACCAAGAAGGGCGAGGCCCACCCTCAGAAGGCGACGCGCAACTACAACAAGAAGGGCAACCGTTGAGGTACAGCGACATCCAGATCGGTCTGCGCCCTGGCGAAGAACCCGAGAAGAAAGCCGGTGTCGATCACCGAAGTGTGGGCGTCCGATTGTGGGAAGCAACGGCGCGCCTGGAGTGGTGTCGACTGTGCCTCAAGCAAGACACAGTCGACGCCATGGACCTGAACGACCGTGTGCCACCGCCCGACGAGTTCGACCCGAACGCCAGCAAGAACCTGGCCGGTTCACTGCCGAGCTGGGCACGCCAGCAAGGACTGGTGAAGGACAGCGGACGGTCGTACCGGCCATCCACGCCGGGACGCAAGTCCATGCGGATCGTGATCTGGGAGGTCATCATCCCCCAGGGAAGATCCAAGGCGGCACGGCTGGTCCAGCAACTGGAACGCAAAGTCGATGAGCTGCAACGCGAGAGAGGAGAAAGCGATGGCAACCAAGAAGAAAGAACCGTTCGGCGGTAAGCAGGCCAAGCCGTTCGGCAAGAAGGGCGACGACGAGGACGACAAGAAGAAGGCCCCGGCCAAGAAGACCGCCAAGAAGAAGTGACCAAAGCAGACCAGCGCCACGACATCACCGAGGTGATGGCGGAGATCAACAAGGAGTTCGGCCCAGAGACTGTCGTGTGGGGGAGCGAAATCCGTTTCTTCGACATCCCTCGCATCGGCAGCGGGTCCCTCGCTCTCGACACCGCTCTCGGTGGCGGCTGGACGGTCAACGCATGGCACGAGATCTACGGCGACGAGTCCTCGGGCAAGACGACGATCATCCTCAAGACCATCGCCACCCAGCAGGCCAAGGACCCCAACTGGTCGGTGTTCTGGATCGCGGCGGAAGAGTTCGTCCCGGACTGGGCGCGAGAGCTGGGCTGTGACGTCGACCGCATCGTGGTGATGCAGACCAACGTCATGGAGGAGGCGACCGACGCCGCCATCCGGGTACTGGAGACCCGCACGGTCGACGCTTTGGTGATCGACTCCCTCCCTGCTCTGTCCCCGATCAGTGAGTCCGAGGGCACCATGGACGACACCCAGGTCGGCCTGGTGCCCCGGCTCATGGGCAAGTTCTTCCGCAAGGCGTACACGGCGATGAAGCGCTCTCTGGTCGAGGTCGACCGGCCCGTCACCTGCTTCATGGTCAACCAGTGGCGGGAGAAGATCGGTTTCATGTTCGGGGACCCTCGGACCACGCCAGGGGGTCGGGCCAAGAACTACTGGTACACCACCAGAGTCGAGCTGAAGCGTGACGACTGGATCACCGAGGGGGAGAAGCGCAACCAGCGCAAGGTCGGGATCTCCATCAAATGCCTGATCAAAAAGAACAAGAGCTACCCCCCAGAACGCGTCGCTGCCTTCGATTTTTTCTTCGACCACAACGAGCTTGGCATCCCTCCGGGCAACTACGACCCGGCCAAGGAGTTGGTGACCATGGCGCTGTATTACGAAGTCGTTACAGCCAAGGGGGCCTACTACCACTACGGCGAGGAGTCCTGGCACGGTCGCAGTGCCGTGGAGGAGCAGATCCGCAGCGACCCATCATTGCAAGAAGCCCTGCGTAGTGCTGTACTGGCCGTCGTAGCGAAGGGCCGGGGCGTGGAGAGTCGACCCTCCAAACGTCTCGCCAGGACGAAGAAGTGACCGACGACCGCCTGTCGAGGTCCAGGCGGCAAGAGCGCAAGGGGATGCAGCGCTTTGGTGGCGTACCAAACCCCCGATCAGGTGCCAGGTGGGACCGTAAGAACGACGGTCGGACAACGTGGGAGCTGGTTGAGTTCAAGCGCACCGACAACCGGAAATCGATCACCCTCAAGTACGACGATCTCCATGCGCTACGGCTCCACGCAGTGGTCGAGCTACGAGTCCCTGTTCTGGGTTTTGAACTCGCTGGAGAGCACTTCGTGGTCCTCACCGAGAACGACTATCACCAACTGGTTGAGAGTCGACGCAGTCTTCCCGAACGTGGTGGAGCGCGCCCGCCCCGACTGGTTCGCCGGGGCCAAGTGTCTGGGGGCCTGCGCCCACAGCAACGACAACCTGTTCTACGCCGACCACCAGCACAACGGACAGGTGAACGAGGCAAAGTCGGTATGCCTCGGAACACACCCCGACCACCCAGGCCGCTGCCCGGTTCTCGACCAGTGTCTCGACTACGCACTAGAGAACGGCGAGAAGTGGGGCGTCTGGGGCGGGTGCAGCGAAAGGGAGCGCCGCCAGATCAAACGGGCAAGGCATCGTGAAGCAGCTCTCAACGCGGGCAACATCATCCCTATCGACCAAGCGACGCCCGGTCATCGACGCAAACTTGCGCGCACTGCTGGCGACGTCAAAACGAGAGACCCGGCTCCTTGGCGACATTCAAAGAGCCTTATTGTCGAGTGGCGACGACGGCGAACGCAGGAACGATGTGCTGCATCCCTCGGAGATCTCTCACTCGGACTGGTGTCCGAGGGCTAGTTACTACCGCCTGGCGGGACTGACACCCGTCAAGGAAACGCCAGTCACGCACTGGCAGATGCGGATGATCTTCGATGAGGGCAAGGAGATCCACCGCAAGTGGCAGAGCCGTATCTGGGACCTGGGGCGGCTCGCCGGTCAGTTCATCTGCATGGACTGTAAGCACGAATGGTTCGCCACAGCCCCTGACCGCTGCGAAAAATGTGGAGCCTCAAGAGGATTCCTGATCTACGCCGAGGTGCCGCTCAACTGTGACAGCCTGCACATGGCTGGGCAGGCCGACGGTCTCGACCGCGACACCGCCGTCATCGAGATCAAGTCCGTCGGTGTCAACACGCTTCGGTTTGAGGCACCTCATCTGATCAAGGACAACACCTACAAGTTCAACGTCAACGGCAAGAACCGGGAGTTCCTTGACTATGACGGTCTGTGGGACTCCATACGTGTTCCCTTCCCTTCGCACATCCGTCAGGCGCACCTCTACAGCTTCATGGGAGCGCCCGAGACCGAGATCTTCCTCTACGAATGCAAGTGGAACCAGCGGGTCAAAGAGATGGTGGTCAAGTACCGGGAGGAACGCATCGCTGACCGGCTGGAGTCGTGCCGTCAGATCGTGTCGGGTCTTGAGAATGGCAGCATCCCGGACTGCCCGTTTGACGGGTGTTCAGACTGTCAACGATACGAGAGGAGCGGACGTGAACCCCGCAAAAGAATCCTCGTCCGTCGCTCCACGGCGGCTCAAGCGGCAGCCGCGGAGTCTGCACGAAACGGCGGAGTGGGCCAAGGCGGTCCACGGCGTCAAGCGCGGCGTCTATCAAGACCTGGGGATCGAGGAGCCTGAGCACCCGCAGTACGGCATACCCAAGCTGGAGATCGGCCTGGATGAGCTGCCCGATCCCGAACTGATGGCTCTCTTCGTTCAGCTCACCAGGTGGACCGACTACCTGCAGAACCAGACGGCCATCGAGGAGATCCGGGAACGCTATGCCGACGCCGAGGTCCGCAGGCTGGAGGGTCTGTACATGACGGCCAACAAACCCGAGCGTGTGTCAGAAGCAGTGACCTGGGTGCGCGCTCAGATGGAACTCGACCCGGAGGTGCAAAGAGCCAGAGACGTCCTGAGAGTCGTGTACTCCCGTAGGAAGCTCAAGGCAATGCTCTTTGAATCCACCGAGCGCGATGCCGCCGTCGTGAGCCGGGAGCTGACCCGGCGTACTGACACCAGATCTCCGGGATACCGACGAGCAGATAGAGGAGCGCCGTGACCATCCACCAGTACGTTGAGAACGAAGACGGTCCTGAATGCACTTGTGGCATGCCCACGGTGGTCAAGATGGTCGATGGCGGAGCAGGCGCGTTGTGCCTCTTCCACACAGCTGAAGCCGGTGCCTTTTTTCGGCTGCCGGAGATGACCGAGAAGAACTGGGAACGCTGCAAGGCGGGTGACGTCTGGCCCGTATTAGAGGAAGAAGATGCCTAGCGCAGTGACCGGACCCCCGGAAACCCCAGCAACTGACATCTACGTCGGAATCGACCCAGGGTCGACCAACTGCGCCCTGGTGGCGTGGAGTCCGACCAAGGGGCTGATCAGCTTCTGGAAGCCCAAGGGCAAGATGCCGACCGGGGTGGAACGGCTCTACCGGCTGAGGCTGGGCATCACGAGTCAATTGATCGCGATCCAGAAAGCGGGCCGGATCGCCGGGATCGCCATGGAGGCATACTCCATGGCCGAGCAGTACGGCCAGCATGCATCGGGTGAGGTCGGGGGTGTCATCAAGCTGACCGTCCTGCTCCACTTCGGTGCCACGACCGTCGGCTATCCGGTACTCGTGGCTCCCCAGCAGCTCAAAAAGTTCGCCACCGGCAATGGCAACTCCAAAAAGGAGTTGATCACTAAGGAGGTGCTCAAGCGCTGGGGTGAGGACTTCAACGACTCCAACGTGGCTGAGGCGTACGTCCTCGCCAGAATGGCTCATGCCGTCGACACCAGGCCCGAGATGCCACTTTTCCAGACCGAGGTGGTCGACAAGCTCCAGGGCCGTACCGAGCGCCTGATCGACATACCGCGTCGACGGCTCGTGCGTGTGGGTGGTCGGGGGGCTGCATGAGGCCCGACCTAGCATCGTGACATGGCAGATCAGCGCAAGGTAGGCCACGCAATCCGCCGCCGAATGGGTGCCGCTCCCAGTCACATGGAGATGGCTGAGAGAGCCGCCGGTAACTGGGGTGGCTATCCACCAAGCGGCGCGGCTGCGCTGGCCCAAGCAGAAGCAACAGCAAGAGGAAACGTGTCCATCCCTTCGACAGGAGGTCGTTCTATGGGATCGCCTGGACACATCAAGGGAGTACCGGATGTCTACGAGACCGGCAGCGACACCTATGGACGTGGAGAGAGTCCACTCTCAGGTGACAACGCTGCCTTCGCTTCCGGGGTATCGGCTGGTGTCCAAGCCGAGCCACACCCACCACGCACCCGTGGCGGGCCGGAGTTGGCGAACGCCAGGCTGTCGGTATCACCCTCGATGAAGATGCCGGAGCAGTCTCCGGTGCCCACCCAGGGTGGGGGCCGGGTCGTGCCGTCTCAAACCAGCCGTCAGGGTTCCTTCGCTCAAGGACAGCAAGGGGCCTACGGTGGCTAACGGCAGGGGCGGAACCTGGGGACCAGGGCCAGCACCGACCAACATCGGTCAGGGCAGCTACGAGTACCCCCAGCATGTGCTCAAGGAGCCGCACGGGCCGACCTACGACATGGTCGTCTCAGAAAAAGACTCCTCGACTCATGACCCCCAGGACCCACATTTTCTGGGACAGCTCATGCCCGTCGCCCACTCTCGTTCGGAAGAGGTACGGAGTTTCTTCGACGCCCAGAACATCTTGGGGTAACCCATGCCACTGTTCGGCTCCGCCGAGGAGCACGCTGCCAACCCGCCCGAGAGCTGGGAGGTCGCCAAGGTCCATGACGCCCCACCCATCTGGCATCTGAGACCCAAAGGAGCCGAGTACCCACTTGAGAGCTACTCGACCAAGAAGGCGGCAGAGGCAGACAGGGTAGAAGGGCACTGGGTGCGCGAGTACCACCGCGACAGCGACTGGTACGCCGGGAAGCCCCAGCCTGGCATCAAGCCACACCCCAACCCACGGCCCGACCTCTTCCACGACCGTCGAGGAGAGCGCGATGCCTAGAGGCACCTTCACGCCGTGGCAGTTCCTCCCGCCGTATAACTACGGAGCACCGGGGAACGCCAACACCGCCGGAGGCGGCGGTGGCATGGGGCCGTACTTCCGCGACGCCATGGACGCACGTCGCAGCGCCTGGAACCGTACGCCCGAAGCCATGTACCCAGACGGGTACCTGGGCACGATCAACTCCCGCCGGGGCGACCGGCTGCTCGACAACCTCAAGACCCGGCAGAACCAGCGGTCCTACGTCCGCGGTGTCCACAAGGGTGAGGTCATTGATCCGTCCGACTATTTCTTCCCTGGACCGCTGCAGCCAACCGATGGGATCCAGCGTCAGGAAGCAGCTGTTCCCTTCGACACCATGTGGCTGAACCAGCGCAACGCTCCGAAGTACAACCTGCTGCCGCAGTACACCCCGAAGCAGACCGCCATGCAGGGGGCGACCTCAGGTATCGGGCGCACCACGCAGCTCCGCAGACTCGCCCCACCCTGGAGATAACGGCGATGCCTAAACGAATCCAGAACCAAGGAGCAGATGAAGCAGCACAGATGTACAGAGCACATCAAGCTCTAAACCAGAAGCAATTCAGCCCCGAAGTCCAGAACCGAGGATCCACAGAACAAAAGCCAGGACGATTTGAAAGAGTCCTTATGGGCGCATTGAAGATGTTTGGCGGCGATGCTCCAGTACACCCGACGAGAGGCGAGTTCTGGTACATGGACCCCGGTCATCCGATCTCCCGCTACGAACCCTGGAGGTGACAGTGGCAAGTCAGATACCAGGCGCATCCAGAAGAGCATCAGAGTGGAGTCAAATACAGCGTCAAAGCCAATCTCAGACAACGCAAACCCCGCGCCAGTCACAGCCCCGGCGTGAACCAATCAGTGGGGAACCGGTTCAGCAGCCGACATTTTCGCGTCGCGGACACCTCAGTGCCTTGCTCAATACGAATGTGAGCAGTCCTCAGTTCCAAACCCACCCGGTCATCCAGGCAATCCATCAGGGAGTCAGGGACCACACACGCTCTCAGTACTTCCGCCGTTACGGGTTCGGTGCCGCCATGCGTTACACCCTCGGCATGGAGCAGACGCCGTCACACCTCAACGACTACATGAACACCCGCTTTCGCAACCAACACGGCATCCACCCAGGCCCTAGATACGGCGTCACCCACGAGTCCGGAGAACTAGGGACACCACATCGCAACTACTACTCCATGACCCCAGAAGAGCGGGCGGAGCCGTGGGACTCACCGCATCCGGGCGTGTCGTAATGGGCGTACTCGATGAGTTCTTTCCCTTCGACCTCGGTCACGGCAACCCGGCCAACACAGCTCGTTGGCGGAAGATGGCGTCGGAGTGGCAGAACGACGGTGTTCTCTATCAATACCTGAACCAACTGAACGCCACCCTGTCCGGGACCACCATCACCGTGAATACCGGTGGCGTCTACATCCACGGTTACTACGGAGAGGTTCAAAACTCACAGTCCATTACAGGAGTCGGGACAAACGGGACCGTCGTCGCCGGAGTCGATTTCAATGCTCAGCAGATCTCGATCTACTACCGCGACGGCGTGGTGAGCTACGGATCGAACCCGACCACCAACTACGAGCAGAGCGCCAACAAGTGGGAGATCCCTCTCTGGTTGGTCAACGGAACCATCCTTTGGGATGTCCGTACCAGAATCCTCCCAGGTTCTCCATTGGGCTGGAACACGACGTACGCAGGCAGTCTGCAGATGTGCGGTGGTCAGCCGACGAGCCAACAGATCGACCTCATGCCCATATGGGTGCCCTTCAACTGTTACGCCGAGGTCCGCTCTGAGATCAGTCTGAACTTCACCGATGCCAGCCAGCTCCAGAATGTGCAGTGCCAGTTGACGTACCAGTACGGCCAAGCCGACGCCCAGCTCGCCTCAAATGTGGTGACACCGGCCATTCCGGGGGGAGGTCCAGCGGGCCAATCCGACACCAGAGGTGTGGCGATATCGGGGAGCCTACTCATGACTCAAGGAAGGAAGACCGTGGGATGGCAACTGACAGCGAGCACTCTGACGACGGGGCCAGCGATCAAAGTACCGGTGGGGATGTTGGCAGTAAAGGTGTTGAGCATGGGGGCGATGCATTAGAAGAAGGCCCGCTCCTCCTCGACTACCGAGACGGCAAGCTCTTCAAACGCGACACTGATGAGGAGTATGTGTTCACGGAAGAAGCTGAAGAATGACCATCGTTGACAACTATTTCCCCTTCGACACAGGGCCAGGGTCCACTGCCACCGCCGCCCGGTGGCGGCTCATGGCTCGTGTGTGGCAAGGCTCCGGTGTCATAGCGAACTACTTGAACAATATGAATCCCACAATCGTGGGATCCGTGGTCACAATCGACACTGGTGCGGTGTGGATCGACGGCTACTACGGCGAGATCGGCTCTCCCAAGACGGTGACCGTCACCGGCAGTCAGGTGGTTGTGGCCCGGATGGATCCAGTAGCTCGACAGATCCTCCTGACATCTGTGACGACTCTGACCCAGACCCTGACTGGCATCTACGAGGTGCCCATCGCCAGAGTGACGTCCGGAGCGATCACCGACATCCGCCAGTTCGCCAGTGGGGGAGGCGCAGTACTACCCGGCCTCATGATGGAGCACGGTGGGGGGGCCGCACCACTGGGGTGGTTGCTCTGTAACGGAGCTTCGTACCTCCGCACTGACTTCCCTGGCCTCTTCGCCGCCATTGGCACCACCTGGGGAGCAGCGGACAGCACACACTTCAGCGTGCCAGACATCCGCGGTCGAGTAACCCTTGGTGCTGGGGGTGGCACAGGACTGACCAACCGAGTGTTGGCTGCGAGGGGGGGAGAGGAGAACCACACTCTCACCAACGCCGAAAACGGCTATCACAACCACGGTGGGAACTCCACCACTGAGAGCGCGTACCACCAGCACTCAACGACGAGCAGCAACTACGGAGTCGCTGTTTCATTGGGTTCAAGTGTGGGTCTCCAGCCTGGCGCTCCGAACCAGGCGACCTTTGCTCTCAACCAAACGACCGGCAACCAGAACGTCCTCCACGTCCATGGCATCAACGCCGAAGGCGGAAGTCCACACAACAACATGCAGCCCTTCGTTGTCGTGACCAAGGTGATCAAGACGTGACCTTCCTCGTCCCGGCCAACTTTCGCCAGCTTCCTCCGACCTGGGAGATGTCCCAGCCCTTCAGCATTGACGGAGCAGCGGAAGTCGCCTACGACACAGACCCGGCGGTCTGGACGCGCAACCACATCCTGGCTGTGCTCCTCACCAGTCCTGGCGAGCGCGTCATGCGCCCGACGTATGGGGCCGGGATCTTCCGTTTCGTCTGGGAGAACGATGATCCGCTCAGGGAGCAACAGATCATCAGTGCGGTACAGACGGCTGTAGCTACCTGGGAACCGAACATCACACTCAACTCGATCAAGTTCATCCAGCAACCAGACTTCTCTGGCATCGTGAACCTCGACATCGAGTTCTCGGTCGGCGCACCGCCCACCGTCTACAGCATCACGATCAGCTTGGGAGGCCAAGGTGTCGAGGTTCCGATCCCGGCTCTCCCCGCAACTACGACATGAGCATCGCGCCCGTATCCCTGGGAACGATCTCCGATGTGGTCCCCACCGGGATCAACGTCCCTCCCATCGACTACACCAGCCGGGACTACGCCGCACTCGTCAACGACCTGCTCACCTTGATCCCCTCGTACCTGCCCGAATGGACCGACCGCTCACCGGGCGACTTCGGGATTGTGCTCATCGAGCTGTTCGCCTACATGGGCGACATCCTGAACTTCTACAGCGACCGCATCGCCAACGAGTCGTTCATCGCTACAGCTCAACAGCGACAGTCGGTGCTCAACATCGCCAACCTGCTCGATTACACCCCACATGGCAACGTGTCGGCAACGACCCAGCTGCAGTTCACCATCTCCCAGCCGTCAGCTCCGGTCTTCATCCCGAAGAACGCGACCCAGGTCGCCACCCTGGGAGTCAACCCCATTGTCTTTGAAACGTCACAGGACCTGTGGATCTTCGGAGATGGCATCACGCATACAACCACAGTCACCTCCAACGGAGCGGTGAACCAACAGGTCGTCCTTCAAGCCGCTGATCCCAATCCTCCTCACATGCCCTGGTACAACTTCACTGGTGGGGGCGGCAACCAGACAGTTGTGGTGAACGGAGTCACCTGGTCACTCGCCCCAGGCAACAGTCTTGTCGGTCAGGCCGCGACTGCCACGATGTACACGGTCCTTCAGGGCAACATCATCACCTTCGGCGGCGGTACTACGGGAAACCCTGGGGCCATCCCTGCGAATGGTGTCACCATTGCCGTGACCTACCAGCCTGCCGCACCCCAGACGTACCAGGCATTGGTGCCAGCCCTCAACGGTCTCTCGACCCTGGGAGAAACCATCGGCATCTCTGACGGCGCACCCGGCCAGAGCTACTCCTTGTTCAACAGCCCGGTGGTCGACGGCAGTGTGGTCATCTACGTCGATGAAGGGTCAGGACCCCTGAAGTGGACGTACTTCCAGCGGATCGTGGACGCCCTCGCGAGTGATCCCGCCTACACCCTGAGTACCGATGGCAACAACGTGGTGTCAGTGACCTTCGGGGACGGTGTCACCGGACAAGTACCGACAGCGGGGGCAAAGATCACCGCCGACTACATGGTGGGCGGAGGCTCCACCGGCAACGTGGCGGCGAACACTCTGACCCAGCCGGGACCGAATGCCTGGCCGCAGGGCGTCATCTCGGCCACGAACCCAAACCCTGCATCAGGGGGAGCCGACGCCGAGACACTCGACCACATCCGCATTCATGCGCCACTGTCGATCACAGCGATCAACCGGGCCGTGACCCTCGATGACTTCGCCGCCCTGGCGCTGAATATCCCCAGCATCGCCAAAGCCTCGGCCATGTCGACGGCCTACAACGCAGTGGACGTTTTTATCCACCCGGCGGGCGACTTCTTCGGCTTCGGCAACAACCCGACCACCACCGTCGCCGCTCTGAACGCTGCGGTCGGTGCTCTGGCCCCTGCCCTAACCAACTCGTCGTACACCGGCTACTTCGATGACAAGAAAATGGTGACCACCTCAGTCGTCGTCATCCCGCCGCAGTACCAAAACGGAGCAGTGAGGTCGACCGGGTATGTCCCCTGCAACGTGACCGCGACCGTCCAGGTTCTCCCCCAGTACCAAACTGCTGCGGTGCAGTCGGCAGTGATCGCCGCCGTTAAGAGTCTTTTCCTGTTCTCTGTGGTCGACTTCGGGTACCGCGTCAGCCTGTCAAGCGTGTACCACGCCATCATGAATGTCGAGGGCGTCGACTACGTCAACGTCAATGCCCTCTACCGCAACGAGGTCGCCGTCTCCACTGGCGACATCGTGTGCGCCTCCTTTGAGATCCCGCAGGCATACCAGATCAGCATCACTGCAAACGGAGGTCTGAGCTTCTAATGGCGGCGACCTTCCCCGTAGCCCTCAAGGTCTTCAACACCT